AAAATGGTATTAGGTCCCAGTCCGATCAATAGACTTTTAAATTCGCTCCAACGCATATCTTTTATGTCACGTATTCTTAATCCATACTGCGTTGTAAATGAAGCTACTATTAAATCAAAATCATCTATCAGGTCATAATAAGGATCTACTCCCCCGAATTTTTGTCAGCATCATCATTTCCTGATGCAAGTTCAACTGCTGCCATCACAACTTTCTGATAGTCAGAAAAACTGAGTTTCATTTTTGAAAGCTTTTCCTTTGAATCATCTGTGAAAATTATTTTGCAAAGTTCTTCAACATCCTTTGCGGTTGGTCTGTCAGACACCAATCCCATAACCTTCAACATATTTTCTGCTGTTGCATCGATCTCTAATTCTGTATCCTTTATTTTTAATCTTGGATTATCCTCAAACGCTAATTTATTTGTAATATCTATTATTTTTGACATTCTTATTCCTCCTAAAAAAATAGAGCAAGTCAACTAATTCTGCTGACCTGCTCTTGTTCAATATGATTCCAAATTAAACTGCCGGTGTAACGGTCGGTTTTCCATTTGACATTACATCAAACTCTAATGGTGCCACATTTGTGCTGTCTCCTGCACCTAATGCTGTAACATTGTATACTGCATTTTCAAATAATACTGTAGTACCATCCTTAAATGTCCACTGAAAAGCTCCTTCTGCATCTCTTCCATTCTTAAACGCTTTCCCGGCAACATAATCATTACCAGTATCTCCAACATTTCTTTTTCCGGTTACTGAAATTGTTAATCCCTTGGATGTCATTAATCTTCTAATCCAGCCCTCTGTATCCATTGGAGTCCATTCTTCAACCCCATTGTCAAAAGATACAGAGTAAGATTCCATGTCTGCAATGCTTCCAAGGCTTGCCTTATCAGCTCCTACCTGAAACTGATTATCATATACCGGATATACTCCTGTTGCTTTTGCCATGTCTATTCTCCTTTCTCTACCTTGTAATAAAAATCTACTTCTATTACTCTTTCATATATGTTGTTATCATCAGTACCAACATCTATTGGCTCTGACGATAATAGACTTACATAAACTATTTCAACATTGTTGATAAGTATGTTTCTTGCTTCTGCCATTTTTCTGTACAATTCAAAAGCCTTTCGCTCTGTATCATCAGCATCATTATTCCAATGAATCAGTAATGATACAGGTTTAACCTCATAGCTTTTTAAATCACCATAGCAGATTCTTGGCGGATTACTTGTTTTTCGCTGATAAACACCCAGTGACTTGTCCTGTTTATTGTCAAGCTTGCCAATGTAATAATGTTCCGCAACATTAAATGTTTTCAGCCAGTCCTTAATGTCCTTTAAATAAAGCACTATCATAATCCTCCATTTCTTTTATATAATTTCTTAAATGTGTCTCTTGCAAAGTTCTGTTTTTTGCCTCCTGCCAAATAATCCTCAAACCATTTACCTCCGGCATTTGGATTTTCTGCAGTACTAAAGTTGTATTCAGGATGATAATAAAGTCT